AGAATTTGTTCCAGAGCATCAGGTGCCTGACCAGCAGAAACCTGAACACCCGCATACGGGTTGTTCTGATTCTGCGTCAAATACTGTTGCAAAGCAGAATAACCCTGACCAGTCAAATCTTGGGCAGTAGTAAACCCAGAAGCAATGTTAGCCAAAGCATCCTGATATGCCTTATTCACCGCACCCTCGGAAACCCCAGCCTGCTGATTAATCAAACCCAACATTCTGTCCGCACCAGTCCGATAACCACCACCGGACAACATCTGCTGATACGCTTCAAGTTGACGGCGTTGCAAAGCCTGCTCATCGGCATACTTTTGACGAGCCAAAGCATCAGAAGCAGACGTTCCCGAACCCGCCATATATTTTGCTTTTTCAAACTCAAATTTTTCACGTGCCAATCTGTCAGCAGAACTTTCCTGACCACCCATAAGAGAAGCAAGAGCATTTGCCAACTGGTCACCGAAACCAGAAAATTGTCCAGTTATCTTCGGGTCCGAAAGAATACTTTCACTAATGCTTTTAGCAAGTTCATCTTCCGTTTTCGGCTTCGGCGTCTGCGATTGCGCAGGCAACCCACGTGCACGACTGGACACGAACTGCTGCTCGTACGGGTCCATGTATGAAGTAACTCCACGATTTGTGTTAACCATCACATTGCTCCTGCTCTAAAAGCGAACAACTGACGAGCAGCATCCGCTATTTCTCTTGCTTTTTCCGCTTCCAAATCTCCCAACATTTGACGGTACTGCTGCAACAAACGAGCATCCTCCAAATCAAAACCTCTCATCTGCTCAGCCTGACCCATGTCAAACTCCGACAACCCACGTGCACGCTCGCTAGCAAAATCTTGCATCGCACGATTAAAAATACCCGAACGCACATTTGGTCCAACCAAATTGCGTTGCGAATAAGCACGAACCAACTGCGGTTGAGCCTGCTCATACTGCCTCAACGCCTGCTGACGTGCACGAGCACCACGCTGCTGAGCCAACGTACGAGAATACTGATTAGCCGCAGCAGTAGCCGCATAATTCTCCGTGTAACCACGACGACGAGCCTCAAACAAACTAGGGTCGTAAGCCATACCCACTCCTATCCATAGATGACACAAGACGCTTCAAATCCTGAATCTCCTTACGAATATCAGACAACTCCTTAGACAGAGAAATAAACACCTGCTGCAAACGGGCAGCATCATCCGTCGTAAAAGTGTTGATAATCGGAGACGTCCAAGGAGCAATCACGAGAACACCTGCGAACCCAACACAACAGCAGCCGAATCTCCAGCAGCAAGTTGACCCGCCACAGACGGGTCCAACTTCGCAGACGTAACCGCACCATCAGCAATTTTCGCAGACGTAACCGCATTAGCATCAATCTTTGACGTCGCAATAGCACCATCATCAAGGTTTGTGCCAGCAGCCAACCCGTCAGCAAAGTTCTTCACCGCAGTGAAGTTGCTGTTCATCTCCGCAGCCTCAATAATTGTGCCGTTAGTAAAAGAATAAGGAATTGAGACAGGCATCAGCCACTCACCTTTCGATTGTTGTACTTATAAGTAATAGAATCAATGCCCCACCCACCGTTCGTCGGTCCAGTAAACAACAACTGAACACTCCGAGCCAACCCAAGATTCCGTCCCGAACGCACCGCAACACCCTCAGACTGAATGCCCCACAACCCGGTACCCCAAGAATCCGTACCCCAATACCCACCCGAACCTTCACCCAACAAAGACACATCAAACTGTTTCCGTTCCGAACCAGAAGCCTCCTCATAGTTGTGATAAATCTTCACGTTCACAATGCGCTGCGTATCAACCTGCTTAAACACAATGTCGGGACGTCTAAACACTTTCTTCTGCGCATACGCATTACCGTCAACCCAACCAGTCCGATAATACGAAGAAAAACTTGCAGGAGTTCCATTGATATTGTCCTGCTGTTCTTCAAACAAATCCACCTTCAACACGTACGGTTGCGTTGGATGCAACGCAACACGATAATTCGCACCAGCATCATCAGTCCAATCGGTCCCACCCTGCAAACCGTAACCATCATGCGTAGCGAACTGTGTGTACGCACCAGAAACACCCAACGTCGGGTCAAACACATAATTGCGTGTCGGCTTAGTCGCAATATTGTTCACATCGTACGGCAAAGCAACCCACGCACGGCGACCCATGTACGAAACCGAATACGGGTCCACCGAAGCAGTAGACAACTTCCGTTCGTCCACAAGCGGACGCAACGGCTCAAACACATCCAAAATCTTCGTGCCATCATAAAAGAACACGCCCTCAGGATTTGAATAAAAATACACCCCAGTCTCAGATTGAGCGGTACTGTGATGATTGTTGGTTCCCAAATTCGTTGACAACTCAACAACTTGGAAGTTGTCCGTGGAATTACCGATAAGCAGATAAATACCGTTCGGCTTAAAAATAACAAGTTGACCAGCCACAATTGCCAAAGCACGAATACCCAAACCGCCACCGTTGAAATCCAAGAAATCGTCTTGCGCAAAATCGTTAGGCAAACCTTCATGCGACCAACGCAAACGATTCGGATGCGCAACACCATCCTCGTACGTATGCGCCACAAACACCTTGTTTGTGTGCGTCATAACATGCTCAGAAGCAGGCATATAAGTGCCAACAGGGTTGTTGTACGGCTGCCACACAGGACCGTTGGCATTCAACGCAGTCGCATACGTAGAACCAGTCCTCCACTTGTACGCCACCTTCCCAGCAGAAGCACCGGTAACAATATGCAGCGTGTCACCCCACGCATACATGCAAGCACCATGCGAAGACGAAGCAACAATCGGATTACCAGACGAATACTCCAACTTCGTAAAGTTTGCGCCAGACGACCAAAAAACGTTCACATCGTTAGACAACATCAAGCGAGAAGAATCACCATAAAACGGATACAACCGTTGCGGATTCCACGTCCCAGACACAGCAGTCGTATTCAACCTGTGCATGCCACCACGACTAAACACGCCACCACGAGGGTCAATTTCCACATTCAACATGTCAGGAGACTCGTTACGAGCCAACTGAAACTGGTCAGCACGAAGATTCAAACCGCCAGTAAAATCGTCGTAACGCTGCGTCAACAACTTGCTCATGACCCAAGATTCGCTCCCAACGTCTGCAACCAGCGACGCATAGTCGGATACTTACGACCACCAGACAACAACAACGGACGATGCGAACGAGCCTTCATCAAATCACGGCGAGCCATCGCCACACCCTCCTCAAACGACCGCTGATACATCGCAGCCATCTCCCCATCCTCCTGCCGCTGATACACACGAGCCAACGCATAATACGCCAACAACACATGGAACCAATTATCCAAATCAATCTCAGTCGCAGTATTAGACAACCACGTGTACGTCGGATTCCGATACGCACGAATCGTCAACGGATACACAACATCAGGTTTCGGATACAGATGAATCTGACCATCCCAAACCGCCCAAAAATACGGTCGGCTAGCAACATCAGTATTACCCAACCAAATATCCTCAGCATCATCGTAAGCAATCTCAGTAAACCTGTTACCAGAAGCAGTCGTATCAACAATAGAAATAATCTCCCGAATATCCCCAATAGAAGAAATCGTGTACGGACGCTGATTAGCCACCGTGTTCAATGTGTACGTTTCCTGATAAAACGGCCAACGTCGCTCCAAAGCGACGATGCGTTGAAACGCTTCCTTAACAAACGTGTCCAACAAACTGTTGGGCAGGTCTACGGTGTCAAGGTCCGAAATGTCACGAACCATCGTGCGAACATCAGCAAGATTCATTCAACATCACCGCCCTTAGCAGCCTTTCGCAGATGACCGATGCAATACTGCGTCCCCTTGGCTTTCGGACCAGCACACGTGTCATTATCGGCAATACAACGGTTACGTCCCGTGTACTCGCCGCCACCCGCCTGTAGACGGGCGTCGTTGACACCTTGGTGGGCTGGGCGTTGACCCGATACGGGTTCGCCATAGAGGGCGTATGCCGGTTTAGAACCTTTCATCACCCTTAGCCCCTTTTACTACTTAACTGGTAGGCCCCCACCCCACGTGAAGGGAGGTGGCATGAGGTGGGGAACCCAACAATTAGCGGTTCTTTCCTTTTCGGTAATTCTTATTTGCTGGACGAGGATTCTTTGCAACAACAATTGCACGATTCTTCGGACCGTAATCCAACCAACGAGCCTCAGCAGCACTCATATTGCGTGTGCGCTCCCGTTTGCTGTTGCCCAAACCACCAGAACGTCGTTCTGCTGGCGACAAAGGATTACTTCTAGGAATTTTAGAATTCCTATAATTTTCCCGGTCTTCACCAGTTTCTTTTCTCGCTGTAACAATTTTCTTTCCACCGTTGACACTTCCGGTTTTTGATGACCCGCTCGTACGTGTAGTTGCTTTCGGCGTTGACTTTAACTTTGCGTACGCCGAACGAGCCTCACCACGGAGACGCTTCTCACGCTTGCTGCGCATAGAAGCATCACGAGTAGGCTTTACGCCCTTGCTCTTCAAATACGAACGGACGTACTTCTTCCTTGTCGGCATTGCCTTCCCCTTGGAGTTACTTACTCCGTTGTCTAATATTGCGTAATATTGCGGCATTTCATTTTTCCTTTTTCCTGCAACTACTTTTTCTTTTTCTTATTCTTAATCCTTCGTTGAGTTGCAGCGTACCGAGTTTTTGCGGCTTGAATTTGCGGAGAAGAATTGCGACTTCGAGCCATGCGGTCAACCCTGTCTTGGGGTTTATTTGCCTGCTTATCAGATTGCTTGTAGTATCCCACGGTTGATGCAGTCCGAGGATTCTCCTCGTATTGCATGCCTTTACGTTCATTGGCATGAAGGGTTCGCCATCCAGTTCCCTTTCTTCCATATGTGCGAATTTCTGCTTTTATGCGGCGACTACGTGGAGTTCTGGCATTTGCACGAGCAGTGGCCAGTGCATTTTTCGCACCACGTCCACGGTCGGTGTTCCGACGACGCTGTTCGCTATCTTGACCGTTGTCAAGAATCCTGTACTTCTTTGGCATTATTTTCTCCTTGTTGTTGTCTTGGGTGACGGGGGTTCGCCCCGCCACCCAAAACGTACCTGACTCAGGCGGTCTTCGCCGTGAGTTTCCCCTGCTTAGCAGCATTACGGCAAGTAAGGTTGCCGTAGCACATGATGAGCGCATAGCGAGCATCAAGGTTCTCAGGACGGACAAACTCCGTCTGAGCAAACCACTTGCCGCTGTGACCCACAAGCGAGAGATACTTGCTGTTCAGGAAGTACACGATGCCAGCAGTGCAGTGCACATCGTACACAACCGGGGCAGCCTTGAACAGAAGATTCTGGAAACCAGCATCCGCCGTCTTGGTGTCGGTGTAACGAAGTTGCGGCTGCAAAAGAGCCTCATACTTCTCAAACAGGGTTTGGGTGGTCAACACCATGTCTGGGTGGTCATTACCAACCGACACGCTGTTGTAAGCCGTGGCCATTTGTGCGAGGGTAAGAGCACCTGCGGTGTTCTCCTCGTACGAACGCCAGAACTCGTTACCAGCAGTTGCACGGTCAATACCGCCAACAGTTCCAGAAGCCTCAACGAGGTTTCCAAGACCGTTCCAGTTCTTGCCCGAGTTACCAGTTCCGTCAGCGAAGAACATCTGGTTGAAGCCTTCACGCATTGACTCTTCAGCCTGCATGATTTTGGCTTCCAGCAGGTTGATGATTTCCTGCTCACCGTTGTTCTTGGCTTCCTCGATACCGCTGATTGCGATGGACGCAGCGTACTGCTTCCACTCGTACTCAGCAGCCGAGATGCCTTCTTGCGCTGTCAGCGAAATCGTGTCGTACCCGCTGTACGACGCAACCGTGCTGTTCTGACCGTAGATGAGCGGCTCAACAATCTTGGTACCACCGTTCAACATGCGGATGCGACCCTTATCCATGAGGAAGTAGGTCAACGGACGTGCAGTGAACACGTTATCCGTCAGTTGTGAACGATAGTTCGCAAGCGTGGTTGAAAGCAGCGCATCAAAATTGACATTGCCTGCCATGATGAATTACTCCTTAGTTGAAATTGTGCTAACCCTCTAACTGCCGTTTGGCAGCCTCAAAGGCTTCGCTAACGCTACGAATGGGCTTAGAAGAAACATCGGCACTCTTCGCAGAAGCACCCTTAGACACAACTGCTGCATCACGTTTCGCTTCAACAATCTTTTTCGTCTCATCAGATTTCATTTTGGTAACTGCATCCTTTGAGCGAGACTGTTCAAACAAACGGTCAAACGCAATTTGCTTATAGGTTGCTTCAAGATTCGTGCTTCCCGTTGCCAACGCTTTCGCTACGACTTCGTTGGCATCAAAAAGTTCCCCGTATCTCCTTGACAAAGACTCAATCTGATTCTCTAACTCACGCATTGCTTTATCCTGTTCAAATGCTTGAATACGATTCTCAAGTTGGCGGTACTGCTTTTCCACTGGGTCCAAAAACTCATCTTCTTCAGATGTTGGTTTCTGATTCAAACCATAATGCTGAGAAAGCAATTCCACAGTGCTACTCGGGTCGTTCTGCAAAGCCTCTTGCAAAGCAGCCGCAAATTGCACCTGTCTTCGTTGTTCAGCAAGTTCCTGCGTCTTACGGGTATAGTCCGCTTGACGTTGGTAACCGCTCAACGCCTCAGAAAGCGGAACCTCAATTTCTTCGCCATCAACAGTCAGCCTGACGGGCTTGTCAGCGTGTTCGTCCCAAGCGAAATACTCTCTAGGTTCAACCTCTGGGGCTTCACCAATTTCTGCGATAGCATCCACTTGCCCGTCAACGGGTGTTTCAGTTACGCTTTCAACGGTGTTCTCAATATTGCTCATAGAGTCCTCCTTCTGCGGTTGCTCTACCCCTAGTACCGGACACTACATAATTTGTTCATTTGGCAACTGGGTATTCGGCAAAGGAGCACCCTGCGACAGCAATTGAGCCAAAATTTCAGGCGGAATATTGCTTGGCATCGCCATACCACCCGTCGGAGGAGCCTCAGCAGCCCCCATACCGGGCGTAAGACCCTCAGGAGCCATCTGGGGCGGCATACCGCCCTCAGGTGGCATACCAGCCATCGGAGGCTGCTGCATAATGAACCCCTGAGCCTGTTTGATACCAAACCCGTACTGCAACACGTACATTGCCATTTTGCCCATATCCAAAATGCCAGCCCCAGCAAACGGAGCCATAGCATCCACAATCTGCAACGCCCTCTGACGGCGGAACGACTCATTCATCGGAGCCGTAGACCCACCCTCAACCTCGTAGTCAAACTCGCCCTGAATATAGTCACGGTCAAACGTCAACCACAACGGCTGAGCCTCAGACCCCACAATACGAACCGCCTGCTCACCAGTCATAAACTGCTGTGCCAGCATCACCAAACGGCGAGCACACTCACCGATAGAACGCTCAATAATCGCCAACTTGTCGCTAGCACGAGCATTAGACGCATCCTGCACAATCGCAGCCTCAGTAGCCGTACGACGAATCTCCGGCATCGCACCCTGCTGATACTCAGACACACCAGACACACGGTTCATGTCAGACGAAATCAAATCCGACTGATTGTAAAACTCTGGCGGATTAATCACAGCAGGCATCGGAGAAATCACATTCCCCAAATTGTCATCCGTAATAACAGGAACCATCACATTGTCCTCATCGGACTCCAACGCCTGACGACCATCAGTATCAAACGCAGTTTCCTTGTACAACCATTTACGGCTGAACCGTTTACGATGATTCATCATCTGTGTACGAGTCTGATTCAACTCGTGCTGCAACGGCTCAATAGCCTCCAACTCACCCATCGGATAAAACGTCTCAGGAACGTCATAGTTACGAATCATCACAAACGGCTGACCGAAAGCAAACGGAATCTCCTTCGGGGCGACAAGGAACTTGTCAGACCCGTCACAAAACACCGACACCGTATTACGGTCAATGTCATACCACTCCCACACCTCAACATACGAATCGGCAGGGTCCTGTGAACGGCGAGGACGGAACGAATCCTGACCCCACTTGCTGTAATGGCTTGGAGAAGCCTCACTACGAGCCGTAGAATTGTAACGCTTATCTTTCTTCACATCCTCCAACGGACGGCGAATACGTTGCGCAATCCAACGAGCATCCTCCATACTTGTCGCATCCGGGTCAACAAACACATCAAACGGTGACACCCGTTCCACGAACGGGCGGTCCTCTTTGACAATCAGATTTGACTCGGCAACATTCTCCTCACGAACCTCCGTCAATTCGTCATAAGAATCAAAATTGCCTTCCGCAACCTTCTCTTCTTCAACGTAACGGTAACCAGTTTTCACCCAACCGTGACCACAAATCAAAGCATCCTTCACCGAACGGCGGAACTCTTTCTGACAGTCATAATGACGCCACCAATAGTTCACAATCGCCTCAGTAACAACAGCCTTGTCACCGTCCTCTGGACGGCGAGCATTCACCGTAATCTTCGGATGATTCACCGCAACAGACGGCGCAACAATGTTGATGGTAGAGAACGCCATATTGACAAGCAACTGGTCCTCTTTAACATCTGCACGATGATGCTTACCACGATACAAATCAATCATCCGCTGCCACAAATCGTCATACTTCTCTTCTTTGCGCCAACGACGAGAATGCTCCAACTTGTTGCGATACCGCCTCAACAATTCGTAATTAGAAATCCGTGCCACTACTACTCCTTACCCTTATGCCAACCAATATGCTCATCCAACTTTGACGTAACCTTATCCACTTTGTTTGCAACATTCCGAAGCAAAATTCTGCCCTCGGCATGCTGCTCGGCGTTCTCCCTGCGTAACCTTTGCAGAAGAACAACTATCGGCCCCGAAATAACTGCAACCGCAATCGGAACCAGAATAGTTTCCATGTCACACCCAACGGCTCCCCACCGGTTCGGCGTTATAGCCATTTATCTTGGCATCGGAAACAGTCTTGGCTTGACGTTCCCGAATCGTAGGACCATGAAAATCCTCTTTACCGTAAGTGAAACCCAAACGAATAGTGCGCACATGGCACGCAAAACAGACCTCCCCACGACGGGGGAGTTCCTCAGCCTGAAACGCCTTCTGGCATTGTTCGCACACGAAATCTTGCATCACCCTTAGTCCCAACCACTACTTCTTACATTATGGGACCCAATCAACTCCCTTTCAGGCTTCTTTTCACGAATAATGTGCTTTTCCCACCAACCCAACGTATGAGACTTCGGTGTGTCCGTACCCCGATACTCAGGCAGCCACACATACTTCAACATCTGATTGGCAATAGCCAACGACATAACACGGTCATCATGCGGAGAACCATGCATCTTGCCGTTCTCCTCACGCACAAACGTACGCAACTCCGCAACAGTGGATTTACACCACAAACCCAACACCGAATCACGCAAACCAGCATTCAACTCGTCCACAGCCAACGGTTTAGAAACAGAGGTGGTGCGCCATCCCAACGTCTCCGACACAGTCGGATTACGTTGACCCAGCCTGCGTTGCCTAAACAAATTCTTGTA